GTGGTGTGGGTGGACTATCGCCAATCCAGATTGATTACTTGATCCGGGGATATACCGGCGGTGTAGGCATGGCGATCACCCAGATGGCTAACGTCTTCTTGCGTGCGCCCGAGGCGGAGAATGTAGCGAAGCCCACTACGAAGCTTTCAGAAGTCCCACTTATTGGCGCGCTCTTCCAAACGACAGAGGGACGCGGCGCGCTTGATGCTACGTACAAACTCATCGAAGAGATCCAGCAATACAAGGGCGCGTACAACAAACTTATTCAGGATGGCAAACCCGAGGAAGCCATGCAGTTCGCCAATGAAAACGCTTCGGTCTTGGCCGCATCGAGCATGGCCGGCTATATGAAGAAGACGCTGGGCGAGATGTCCAAACAGGCGCGTATGATCAAGTCCTCGCCACAGATGACCACGGAACAGAAGGATGCAGCGCTAGAGAATCTGTACATCTCTCAGCTTGCGCTGTCGCGTAACTTCCTCAAAAACGCCGAAAGAACCACACTCCGATAAGACCGTCCTTGATCCCGAAGGTAGCTATGGGCCGGATGCGGTAGCGCACCGCAGCCTTTAACCCGTCTTCCCTTATCTTGTCGGGGCTGAGCGTGGGCACAAAGAACCCACGCCCGACGCTAGTCTTTTTCCACGGATACTGAATCTTCGTCGGCATCTGTTTTCTTACGGCTTATGTGTAGCGCATTCACCCGCATGGTTGGCCCCCCAGTCTTGGCCAGCATGTCCTTCTTGATGTAGGTGATGGCGTGTGTCTGGGCTAGCTCGGTCTTGAAGTCGCTGTACGCGAAGCTCATGCTGACGCAGTGCTGCCTGAGTAGATTCTCCTCGATGAAATAGTCTATGTATCCGGGTTTGATTAGCCCGTGTTCTACTCGCCCCATAACCTTTGAGCGTGTGATTGATTTCTCCACCGTATCGCCATCACCCCAAGCAGCCAGCAGCCGACCCTCGGCTTTCTTCAGGACGATGAACCCGCCATAGTTCTCCCGGGTAAACGAGTTCAGTACATCGTCAGCGCTGCGCACATTGCTTGAGATACTCCCCCGCGCTTTGAACACCAACTCTTTAAGCGCATCGATCACGTGCTGGACGGGCACATCTATTATGTTGGCATACTTCTTGCTTAGCAGAATCGCTGCTGAAACTACTTCAGTACATGCAACGTGCCAGTACCGTTCGTCATCCGTAAATTTGAATTCCTTCTCTAGTTGCAGGTGAACTTGGGGCATGATGTCTTTGATGACTTTGCGGTTCTGCACCATCCAGCGCACCCACGCTTCCCCGGCAACGCCGTAGTTGCGTTTAAGCAACTTCAAGATCTCGCGCTCTTCTGCATTCCAGTGCAGCTTCACGTTGGGCGTCCACTCCAGCATCCGCAGTAGCTCACCATTCGAGCTAAACTTGCGGGCACCCGCCATGTAATCTGTTAAGTTTTCATTCGAAGTTAGCGTACATGTTAATCCCCACGTGGTGTCGTTAACACGTTCCTTGTTGGCGCCGGCCTCCATGCGCTCTTTGCCTTTGCCCTCGGACATGTCGAAGATGAACCCCGGCGCCCACTCCATATCTTTGCGGTGCTGGCCGGTGATCTCATCCACTAGCAGGGGCATGCTGTTTAGGTTGCCTGCGCGGTTCTGCATCGCCACAGGCGATGTGCCTTTCCCTGTGCGGTAGTGCACTGGGTGACCCCAGACTCCGGCCTTGGCGCTTAGTGTTAGTGACTTACCCGTACCAGACTTGTTGGCCCCGATGTGCCACACGAATCCTTCGTACTCGGTAAAGTGCATCAACGGACAGCCAAACGAATCAAGCGCAACGGCTAAGAGCGTGTACATCTTGCGCTCAATAAACAGGTTCCAGACCTTGCGCCAGTCCTCCAGCGTGCCTTTGGCCTGCGTGATCCGAGTGATGTTCTCCAGCCCCGGCATGGGCACCGTGGTGACCGTGCCATCCTTATTAAAGATCCTACCGTTATAAACAAACGACCCGTTGTCTTGCCAGCCCGCCTGTAGCGGTACAGTAACTACCTTCTTGTTGAGTGACGCCTGCTCGACGCACGCCCGCACATAGTTGAACAGGTTGATGTCACTGCCCTGTCCGTACGATGAGATGATGTTCTGGTTTGCCAGCCATTTAACAGTCTCGTCTTTACTTACTGCCGCTTTCTGCGGCATGTTGATCAGCACCGGACCGTCCGGGCGCACCGCTACCATGTGAACTAGGTGATCGTGCTGGTACTTCAGGATGTCGATCACAAACAAGTCGTAGGGCAGAATCTGTTTCTGCACCGTCATCTTCTTACCTTCTTCGTCCTTCTCTTCCTTCTGGCAGTACACCCCGCCATTGATCCCGTAGCTAAAGTTGTGCGGTGGCTCTGGGCGAGTGACCGTGATCGGCGCCGGCTTGACCATATCGTCGTCATCATCTTCCGCATCTATCCCGAAGAGCGCCTCTTCCGCATCTTCATCCGTTGCGTTGATTGTGATTTCTTTCGTGGTGTTATCCGTCTGAACCTCGCGGCCAAACTTAAGCGGGTTAGTTATCTGACCCCAGTGTACACACGATGTACACACGCCGGGGTTCTCGCTGTCCATCTTGATGCAGGGATAAGGCCCCTTAATCTCCGCAAGTTTTGCGGACATTCGCTCGCTAGTGTACGGATGCAGCGCAGTTAAGTCAGACGCAGCCTCCTCAGCATCCGTGCAGACCTTGGCCCATGACAACAGCCCACGCCATATAGGCTCCATCCCATCTTGGGAGGCGTGCTCACGGTAGTACTTGATCTGTCCGCAACCTGACTTCTCTTCGACTAACCTGAACACGGTCGCTGTGTTGGCCACAAGCTTTAGTTGCGCGGCAGACTTGGTTGGGCGTGTCCCCGGTAGCTTAAGTGGCGCAGCCGGCTCGAACATAGGGACAACAAGCTTTGAGAGAATCTGACCTAAGAATTCCTCAAAGACAAACATATCCCCTTCCGCCAGTATTTTGACCTCGCGGGGTTCTGGGTATTTCTTCTTGTGGTTCCACGTTCCCGGAACACGCAGTACCCGCGCAGCATCCGCAGGCACCGTCCAGTCTATGTGCAGCCCTTCTTGTTTACAGAGGCGCTTGAAATTCTCAGCAGCCGGCTTCCAAATGCTTACGTTGACAGTCTCGGTGAACGGCCAATAGGCGTGGATGCCCCCGCCAGAACTGACAATCCACGGCATCCCAAATTGGGAGAGACCTGTTTTCTCAAGGAACTCATTAAGCGCTAGTGCTGCGGCTTTCTTGGTTTCGTACCCATCCATGTCCATGAAGAACGACTTGATGGTCTGCGCATTGACTGCCTCTCGGCTGCGTCTTTCCTTGAATGTGGCTAGCGCAAAGTAAACGTCATACTTCCTTTCGTTCCATTCGTCGATCTTAGCTTGCAGGTCTTCGATACTTTCACCAAAGACATGCTCTTTCTTACGCGATAGTTCTGCGGCACAGTAATACCCGTTGCCGGGAGGCGGCAGAACCTGCGTCAAAAAACGCAACGGCACCATAAACGCCCCAAGTTACGGGTTGATATTGAACTTTTTGCATGCTTCTTGGTATGCAATCTCGGGGTCCGGGTTGGCCCGCAGAATTTGAATCAACGCATCGATGATCGGTCGGTATGCAGGGAAGACCTCCCTGCCCGAGAACCAGTTGTAGACGGACTGGCGCGTAGCGCCCGTGATCTTAGATATGCGCAGGACCGAGAAGTCCCGATAGACCGCCCAACGCCCAAGCTGGTTACCCAGTGTCTTAGGTGCCTCGGCCACGATCTCAATTGTTTTCTGTGTGTAAGACATAGTTAGCGGGGGCACGAAGCCCCCAGCCCCTTTAAGAGTTATTCCCAGTCATCGACCATAGCGAGAAGATTACTCTTCTTCGCAGGCACAGCACTAGCCTTCTTCTCTTCCTTACGCACGACCGGCTCTTCAGACGGCTCATCGTCTGCCACCAACGCTTCGAGTTGTGCTGACTTGGCTTCTGCTTTAGCTTCCGCTTTGGCTTCTAACTTGCGGTCAGGACGCGCGCCGAGTGCCAATGGTGCTGGAGCAGCAGCTTCGTTCTTGGAGAACGACATCGTGATCGCCTTAAGCGCTTCATCAGACTTGTTCTGCATCTCAATAGTTGGAAGATCGTCGGCATCTACCCACGACATCGCCTTGAAGAACATCTTGGGCGACTGGCTCTTTGTATCAAACTTGATGCGTGTGACCACATCACTTGGCTCAATCTTCTGAGCACCCAGATACCGAGCGTATGCCTGCAACGGACGGTCGTCGCCTTTAGCGTCTTTGTCCCAGATCGAGGTGGCCGGTACTTGAAGCGCCAGAACATCCCCGCCGACATCGCCCGGTAGCACAACAGCCAAGCGCTGCTGGTAGCGGCAAGCACGCGAGTTACCTTGACCCGACCCAGCGATGTTCTTAGGGCAGGTTGCGCAAGAGTCCGACTGCTTGTTTGATGAATCAGCACTGGGCGTTGACCCGTCGGCAGACCAGCAATCAGGCGAAGTTGCTTCGCCATCATAGGACTTCGCGTACCAGACCCGGCCAATGTGGGTAGCTGCGTTAACGATCACCACATCAAGGAACCGATCCTCGATTGCCGCAATCTCTTTGCCGCCGTGATACAGACGGAACACACCGCCTGCAATACTGATTCGCTTACCGCCGCTACTGCCGCCACCGCTGAGGGCTTTGGCCATTGACGAGAGTTCTGTCCGCGCGCGGACATGTGCAGGGGCTTGCGCTGGATTGAAAATAGCTACGTTGGACATTATTGAAAAGTGCCTTATTTAGAGGTTGGCTTTTTGACAGTGATGCCGTACTCCGACATGGAGTTCAGCCCGGGGGGAACAAGACCGGGGTTCTCTTCCAGAAACTGCGCCATGTTGGTCTGCGCTACACGCTTCTCCAAC